GTGAAACCTTATGACGATCATGGATGGAAAAGCGGTTGCTCGCTCTTGGAAAGAAGAAATGCAGAGCACCGTGGAAATGCTCACCGATTTCAACTATCAGCCCTGCTTGGCGGTTGTCTCCGTTGGTGATGATGCCGCGAGTCAGGTCTATGTGCGCAATAAGAAGAAAGCCTGTGAGGAAATGAACATCAAGTTCATCGAGAAGCACCTTGCGGCTGACTGTTCCCCCGAAGAACTCGTGGACGCGATCACTTCTTTCAATGAGGATAAAAGCGTCAACGGTATCATCCTCCAGCTTCCTCTCCCGCCCCAGCTGGACGAGAACTACTTCATCAATCACATCGACCCCATCAAGGATGTGGACGGCCTGACAGCTTTCAATCAGGGCTATCTCGCTCAGATGGAAGTAGAGCAGTTCTACCCGCCCTGTACGCCCCTCGGTATCGGTGTTCTGCTTACCGAATACGGTCTGCGCGACCTTGCAGGAAAGCACGTTGTCATCGTGGGCAGAAGCAAGCTCGTGGGTAAGCCCCTGATGCAACTCCTGCTCCAGAAGGACGCGACCGTGACCATCTGCCACTCGAAAACCGCTGACCTTTCGAGCTTCACCCGTCAAGCCGATGTGCTCATCGTAGCTGTTGGTAAGCCGAAATTCATCACCGCCGACATGGTAAAGCCGGGTGCCGCTGTGGTGGATGTTGGTATCAACCGTGTAGACGGTAAGCTCTGCGGAGACGTGGACTTTGATGCAGTCAAAGAGGTCGCGGAGCACATTACCCCTGTTCCCGGCGGTGTAGGTGCGATGACCGTTGCCGCCTTGATCTACAACACCGTTGGTGCAACCCTTCGCCAGAGTCTTGAAAGGAGTGAAGAAGATGAAGCTGATTAAGAAGCGTACTGGTGTCAAGCGTCTCGCCGTCTGCCCGAAGTGCAAGCGCAAGAACGTGAACCTCTACCCGCACGGCCTGTTCGGTTGGCGGTGCTTCAAGTGCGGAGGTAAGAACACATGAGCTATCAGAACAGCGTGGCCATTATCCGTACCCGTAAGGATTCCGTTGTCGGATGCCACATGATTTTCACGAATCGGTATGTGGCGGCGAACAGACACCAGTTCGTATACCGTGGTTATCCCTGTTCTGAGTTCCACATCACTGAGACCGAGGGTGGAGACGTGATCGTGACTACCTTCGATGTGATGCCGCAGTCCAAGGTGAAGATCACCAATCAGATTCGCTTCGAGAACGTCACCGAAATCGAAGTGCTCACGAGCCATGAAATGTAAGGAGGTTTCCTCATGGATAAGTATAAGATCGGACACGGCCTTGGTGTCCACACCTGCCGTATTACCCTGATGAAGCGCGAGTTCGTTGGTCACGTTACCTTCGAGATCGGCGGCAACGCCCGTGGCACTTCGATTCTCAATGCGGCTATCGACTACCTCTATGACCCCTGCAAGCTCGAAAGCGACTGCGACTTCACCTACTACGAGGATGACCGCTACTCCTTCACTCTGAGGAATGGTGAGAACATCCTGCCCGTAGACAACATCGACTTCGATGACCTCTGCGACATGATGGTGGCTGTGGAGATCATCGACTACAAGGATGAGAAAGATGTTTGAACCATTCATCATCCCGCTATTCATCCTATTCAGCATCATTCTGATGATCTCGATTTGGTGGACGCATAAATACAAATGAGGGGTGCGCAAGAGAGTATGAGTAAGCAACAGCCTACCGATTTTACCATCGTCTCTGCGCCGTCTCATATCACGTTCGAGTGTCCTCATTGCGGGAGCAAGGTTCAAATCCCATGGCGAGACCTGCTCCCGCCCGAATGTTGGTCTGATGCGTGGGACGATGTGACCTGTCCTGAGTGCTTCGAGGAAGTAGAGTTGGGAGAGTACGACTATGATTGATCGCAAATATCGTGGTGAAGACCTCATCGGAAAGAAATGCCGACCTGTTCGTTCAATACGCAACGGTGGCGGCGATGGTATCACGACCGATACCGTATGTACCATCAAAGATGTAGTAAGAGGTCATGGGTTCACCATTCAGACCGACAAGTGTCCTCATTGTGGACAGTTCGCATACATCGCTTGTGTGAACAGGAATGACCTCAAATTGATCGAGGGTGCGGAAAATGAAGACCGTGCGATGGTTCTTTTGAAAGCCTGTCTCGCCCTTCTCGATAAGCAGAAAGAGAGCCGTTATGTACTCAACCTCTTGGAACAGACGGTTGTCTATGACGGAACGGACTGCGATGGTTATTGCCTGAGTGATGACATCAGAGATTACCTCATGGAGAAAGGAGTGCTTTCCTCAGATGAATAATGAACAGCCCAAAGCAAGCGAAATGACCTACGGACAGGTCTTCGCCCGATTCACAGCCAAGTACCCGACCTTCGCCGTTGATGATTACCGCCCCGCCGCTGGTGTTGGCTATGGTCTCATCATTTGGGAGAAGGGTACACACGATATGTACCTCGTACAGTATCAGCCGGGTTTGGATGAGTTCTTCGTCCTCGGCAGGAAGGAGCGCAGTCATGAAAGCATCCTGCATTGATAAGGACGGCAACTTCAAAGCCTGTCCCTTTCGAGTCTATCATCAGGAACATCTTCCGATTACGATAGGTTCGGGTGGTTCGTCTACCGAGCAGTTCTATCCCTGCATGGGTGAAGAATGCGCCGCCTACCATGTTGGTGTATGCTTGAAGCTCGTCCCTGCTTTGAAGGAGGTCGAATGATATGCCTGAACAGCCTAAATTGAACCCCGAAGCTCAGGCTGTATTCGATAGCATTCACGTTACCGTGCGTATGTGCCGTTGGTTCTACGAATGCGGCTTGAAAGAGGGCTTCACACCGAAGCAAGCGATGGAGCTTGCGGACAGCTATATCATCGCTTTATTTGGAGGTAAGAAATGATGGTTTAGGGAAGTTTTGGAACTTTTCTGGACGGTATCGTGTAAGGAGTTATTTAATTAGGGAAGTTTTGGAACTTTTTAAGAAGGTATTGTGTAAGAGAATATAATATACAATACGCCTATTAGGAGCTTTGAGAAAAATTTCTTCCAAATCTTCCCTAAGCGGAAAGGAGCGACTATGACATTAGGGCAGATATTGAAGCGTAATGGTATCAAGCAGGTTGAAGTAGTAGAAGTGCTTTTGAAGAAGTACGGACACGCAATCGCCGAAAGCACCTTCAATCAGTTCTGTAAGAATCCGGGTTGTGGCTATAAAGGTTCATGGGGAATTGTGAGAACGTGCCTTGAAAACGACTTTGGAATTGTATATGGGAAGGGAGGTTGGAATAAGCAATGAGCAAGGAAATTCAAGATATGGGCGAGCAGGTCGTGAAGACGAAGGGTAAGCCCCGTGGTGGCAACTCTCCTATGATCGGAGACAACGGCCTGATGTTGCAGGAAGGAGATAACGCGAAAATCCTTGGTGTGAACATCAAACTGTTCAATATGCCGAAAGTCGATCTCCATGACCCCGAAGCTGTAACAGAACGACTCACCGAGTTCTTCATGCTGTATGCTGAGAACGATATGAAACCTACCGTGGCAGGTATGGGCATGGCTCTTGGCTTGGACAGGAGAAGACTGTGGGAAATTAAGGTTGGTGCTACACAGGGTAGAGAGACGGACACGTTGCCCGGCGAGGTGAGGGACTCCATAAAAAAGGCGTACTCTCTGATGGAAAATATGTGGGAAAGTTACATGAACAGCGGAAAAATCAACCCTGTTTCGGGTATCTTCCTCGGTAAGAACAACTTCGGCTATCAGGACAAGCAGGAAATGGTGCTCACCCCCAACACGCAGAACGAGAGCGACTTTAACGAGGACGATCTGCGGAAGCGGTATCTCACCGACTCTACGACTATCGACTCTTAAACGACTTTCGAGCGACTACGACTCTCCGACTATGACACACAGACCCGCACTCTGGCGCAGAAACGCACAGGGAGCGGGTCTCTTAATATTTCCGTAACAGAATCCGAAAATGATCGGAAAATCGGCAGAAAATGACCCGAAAAATGGGCGATTTTCTGGGCAGGTCGGTCGGCGGGTCTGTTTTGCGGGTTTTGTCAAGCCTGAATATTGAAGCGATAAACCTCGCCAGACGCGCCCGGACGGCCTTCTGGCCGCTTGTATATCTTTCCTTGATACTTTATAAGGGTATGAAACAAAACGCCCCAGAAAGGCCGCCAGACGCCTTAAAACGCAAGCCCTATTTTCGAGAGCATTCAGGCAGGGGAAACCCGCTTGCAGAATATACGCCCCAGGCCGTTTATTTGACGTTCTGGGGCGTGTTTGCGTGTGCTCTTGAATGGTTGTTCGTGTGCGATCATATAAACGCCCTGGGGCGCGTATGAGGATGAATAAAGGAAAGCCCCTGCAAGCAATCAACCTGCAAGGGCTTCAAGATGTATTTTGTATTTTCATTTTCTTCATTTGGTGATTTTCAGCAATTCGGCCAGAATTACAAGCGGCAACACAAGCACACATAAGAGCACGGTCAATTTACATTCCCTCCATTTCGATCAATTCGCGGTCTGCTTCATCGGGCTTTCTTGCAAAGAGCTTGACGGCTTTTCCTGCTTCAAGAGCTTCAAGCTCAGACCATGCGAAAATATAAACCAAATCAGAATAGGCATTATATACCGTGTGCCCGGTTTCGTAATTGTTCAAACAATAGGTTTCACCGATGAAAGAACAATCAATTTCATCAAGGACGCTTGAAAGGGTCAAAAGAGAATCGCGCTTGCTTTCTGCGATCATATCGCGGTCATACTTGATAATGATATTTCCGTTTTTGTATTCCTTGCAATGGTCGGTTTTGCGCAACATAATTATTTACCTTCTTTCTTTTTGATCGGTTTTTCACGCTTGATAATTTTTCCTGTTGCATAGCTCCTATAACAGATTGTTCCATCTTTAAGCGTGTACATTTCGCATACATGCCCATTGCATACTACCATCATATTATTTTACCTCCATACATTCAAGAATGTTCCAAATATCGTCAATTCGCCTTTCTTGCGCTTTATTGTAATTCTTGTTATGCGTTGCCAGATATTCGGCATGGTTCAATAGATAATTAAATACATCTTGCATATTGTCAAAACAAAGTCCGGTGTGATCGTAAATTGCTTTATAGTCAATTTCAAGCATTTTTCAACCCTCCATAGCAAATCTTGCACCGAAAAACCAGTAAACACGCCGTTTTGAAATATTCACGGGTTCAAGCCATTCGGGGCACATTCTGCACCCGTGTTTATCGGGGACGCTATACCGCTTTACTTCTACCGGGGTGTAAAGTTCATTCGAGACGGTCTGCAAATAACCATTGAAGCGGTATAATTTATCAGGGGTTTTCACTTTATAGTAAAGCATTTTTCAAACCTCCATTCGATCAATTAAAGGTGAAACGGGTTGATGTGGTTGTTTTGGTGAATTGTTCTGCAAGACTGGGGAATGCTTTCTTGAAAGCGGTTGTATCAATGCGCGTGGTTGTTACAGGTTTATAGGTTGCTTTGTGTTCGTTCCCTGAAAGGGTATCAAGGCCGTTTTCCTGCATATAGTTCTTGATTGTATCTTTCAGGCCGTCAATAATGGCGGTTGTTTCTTCCTGTATCCGGGTATATTCTGCAAGCTCTTTCATGACTTCATTGATATTCATTTATTATACTTCCTTTCAAGTGCAATCGTGTTTAATGTAGACAGCTCTTTCAAAGTTGCGATTGACAGAATTAAAGTGTTATCATGCGTGTTAATGCTATTAAGCTCTTGTTTTGCATTCTCTGAAAGCTCTTTTTTGTACAGCTTGTAAATTGCGTCAATCAAAGTACCATATACATCAGCAGAACAGGAATAACCGTAACCGTGCGATTGTCTACCCTGCCAAACAGAACCAGAGAACAAACACTCCATTTCAAGGATTCTTCCGAATCGCGGTTTATCTATGGAGGTTACAAGGAAATACGGTTGCAAGAAATTAAATTCGGCCGGTTCATCAATCTTGATGAAAAAATACTGGGGTTTTCCGTTGCGGTAAATCGTGGTGAATTCCATAGTTCATTCTCCTTTCAAATCAGTTCCAAACGCTCTTGAATCTCGATCAAAGAACCCTGCAAATAATCCGCTATGCGTTGATATTCGCGTAATTCGGGATTGTCTTTGATGATGGTATCAAAGAAGTCTGTTATCACGTCCATTTGTTCACATACTACCTTCATTCTAATTTTGAGCGTTTTAACGTCCTTCTTAGAATGGTTTACAATGGCGGTAACGCTGTCAAGCGTGTGCGCGTCTGGGCGTTCGGGTTTGGTGTAATGGGTTCCATTCTTTCGGGCTTCTGCTTGCAGGTGGGAACACAAGCTGGCGTATTGGGCGCGTTCTTTCTTAGTCATGGTGGTTTACCGTCCTTTCATGTGAGATTTTTCTCATCTGTCTGTATTATATGAGATATATCTCACTTTGTCAAGAGGTTTTCTAAAGAAATATGAGTTTTTTCTCACATTATTTTAGTGTCCTGTTTTTCAAAAGTTTTCGCACACTGGCGCGGCCTGAATGCGATCATATCCCGCCAACGTTGACAGGGTGTACCCCTGGGGGAATACGCCACCCGCCACCCGCCGCAGGGAGTGCCGTAAATATCCCGGAAAAATAAAAAGGTGAGAAAAATCTCTTGACAGGAGATATATCTCATGATACAATACTCGTGGAGGTGATCGTTTTGAAAGCGACCGAGGTTATGAAACTCATCCGAGAAAAACACGACATCAAAATCACTACTATTGCAAGTCGAATGGGAAAATTGACAGGGGTGAAAGACGATGACAAGAAAATAATCAACACCTTTGTTAAAAGGTTTACCCAAGACAACATTAGTGTAGGATTGCTCAACGAAATGCTACGCGCAATGGATTACAAGGTCGTAGTAATGCCTGTTTCGCATAAGACTCCCGAAGATGGATACGAAATTGATTGAGAAAGGCGGTTTCACTATGAGAAAGATTCTTACGTTCCTTCTTATGTTTCTGACGATTTCTTCTGTTGCTTGTGCCGAGGAAATTACATTCAGGGGTATTCCTTGGGGTTCGAGTATGAGCGAAATTGAAGAATCTTTTGATTCGGATATGTTCTATACTCATGATGAAGCAACAGTCCGTAGATGGGAAAACATCACGGAACAGGTTGATTGGGAACACTTATATGATTACCCTGACGGATGGGAATGCCTATATATGGGTTTTGGCGAATATGCCATGAAAGTCGCTGGTTACGATGTTATAATGAGCGTTGCTTGTAGGTACGGTATTGGAGAGAACGATGAAATCCTAAAAGACAAGTCAGATAGCGTTCTATGTTCCGCTTCCTATACGTTTGATGTGATTGACTATGTTGCCGCTTATGATGATTTGAAAGCGAAGCTGACTTCTCTTTACGGAGATGGAATTGAAACAACTGACACCGATGAAGGGTATCATTGGGGTATGAACACAAGCGGTGAATATCATACTACTGTTAAAGTAACCACATGGGTCGGTGAGAACGACACCGAAGCGAAACTGTATTGCTCCGTTGATGACGTAGATGACCCGCTCTTACAAAACGATCTTCTTGTTTTGTATTACGGTAAAACAAGTGAGGATGAAAACATAGCACGTTTGCAAAACCTTCTTCATCTCGAAGCATTAAGCAACGAACAGGAAGGTCGAAATGACGATATGAGCGGCCTGTGAGGTGATTTCATGGCGAAAATCACATTAGCCAAACCAAAGCTCTCCTCAGACGAGCTTGACCGGATGTTGGGTAGTGACACTACTGATGCGGGAAACGAGAATGTTAGTGCTACTAACATTTTAGATGAAACGAGCCGTAGTGACACTACGACAGATGTTAGTGCTACTAACAATCCATCCGATGAAGGTGTTAGTGCTACTAACACGGATGCTTTTTCACCCGTTAGTGCTACTAACAGTTTGGATAATGAGGATGTTAGTGCTACTAACAATTCGCGTGGTCAATATATCAACCAATACAAGAAAGACCACTACGATGTTCTGCGAATCAGTTTACCAAAGGGTGTTAAAGCTGTTTTACAGCAGGAAGCCAAGGAACGAAATGTTAGTGTCACTAACATGATTCTTCAATCTCTTACACAGTACCTTGGTAAAGATGTTAGTAGCACTAACGGCGAATAACCGAAAATAGGGAACATCGGGAAGTTTTCTAAAGGATAATGTGTAAGAGGTAAAGAGGAACTTCGTAATAATACGAAGAAGTACAATAATTATCTTCCCGAATTTCCCAAAGGAGGTGTGGTTGGGTTGATCTACGGCTATGCACGAGTCAGCACCAAAGGGCAGGACAGGTACGGAAACAGCCTTGAAGCCCAAGAAAAGCTCCTGCGAGAAGCAGGTGCAGAGAAGATTATGTGTGAGAGTTTCACAGGTACGAAGAAAAGCCGCCCTCAGCTGGACGAACTCATGGAGTTGGTGTGTGCAGGAGACACGGTGGTGATGACAAAGCTCGACCGTATGGCTCGAAGCACCCGCGATGGCCTTGACATTATTGATGAGTTTTTGGCGAAGGGCGTTGAAATCAATATCCTGAACATGGGGAAATTCGATGACAGCCCTTCTGGGAAGCTGATGCGGACGATCTTCCTCGCCTTTGCGGAGTTCGAGCGTGATATGATTGTTGCTCGCACGAGCGAGGGTAAGGCAATCTGCCGTGAACATGACCCCGATTGGAAGGAAGGTCGTAAGGCCAAGGAGATTCCTGAGTTTGAAAAATTCCTGAAAATGCAAAAAGACGGTCGGATGACCGTCTCGGAGTGTTGTGAGGAGTTGGGTATCAGCCGAAGCACTTGGTACGAACGAGTAAGGAGGTGTGCTGTATGATAGCCATGGAAGCTGTCAAGGAGATCATGAAACGCAAGGAAGTGAGACCTTCTACGATTTCCGAAGCTCTTGGTATCAAGAGCAACGTCCTGAGTGAGCGTTTCAAGCAGAAAAATGTTAGCGTGAGTAAGTTGAACGAAATGGTCAGGTTGATGGATTACAGAGTAGTTCTCGTTCCGTCTGACAAGCCGCTCGATAATGATTGTATCGAGGTGGAATGAATGTTTCTGCTATGTATTTTAATTCTTCCAATAGTTGTGCTATACTATTTGATGAAGATGACAAAGTAATTTGATGGTGCATGATTGCAAAGACGCGATCATGCACTATTTTTGTTTTGGAGGTCAGAAATGCTTGATTTAATTGAGAAAATTGCGGAAAATCTGCAAAAAGACCCTTTGAATTATCGGATTTACAAGGATTTGTACTCGGTTGCAAAGGAAGCCTTGAAGACCGATAAGAAATTGGGTATCGAATGGCAGAAGTGGATTTCAGAGCGGTTGAACGAACTTATCCCTTCTCTTGCGAAGACTGATTTGCCGCTTGCGAGGAACTTCTTCTCCCTTCACAAGCAGGTTCTTCATGCCGCCGCGCCGTATGATTTTGATTCTTATTTATTGTACGTTGAGTGGAATCGTGAACCGAGCAAGAAGTTCTATGCTCCCCGCCGAAAGATACTGAAAGAGGTGGTGGATGAGCTTCAAGCTCTTGCGGATGACGTGCTTGACCTTTTGGCGATCAGTCTTCCTCCGGGCGTAGGTAAGACCACGTTGGCAATTTTCTTCCTGACGTGGCTCGCGGGTAAGATTCCCGACAAGCCCATGCTGACGGGTAGCCATAGCAATTCCTTCGTTCGCGGCGTATATGATGAATGTCTGCGCATTTTCGATAAGAACGGTGAATACCTGTGGCATGACGTTTTCCCGTATGTGGATGTATGCAGTACCAATGCGAAGGATTGCCGCATTGATCTGGGAGACCCCAAACGATTCGAGACCCTTGAATTTACCTCCATCGGTACGGGTAATGCGGGTCTGTACCGTGCGGCTACCCTGCTTTACTGCGATGACCTTGTGAGTGGTATCGAGGTTGCTCTGAGTAAGGAACGCTTGGACAAGCTGTGGCAGACCTACACCACCGACCTTCGTCAGCGTAAGATCGGTGACAAGTGCAAGGAGCTTCACATCGCTACTCGTTGGAGCGTTCATGACGTTATCGGACGGCTCGAAAGCGAGTATAGCAATAATCCGAGGGCGAAGTTTATTGTCATTCCCGCTTTGGATGCGAACGATGAGAGCAATTTCGATTACGCTTATGGCGTGGGTTTCTCCACCAAGGTCTACCATGAACAGCGTGACATTATGGATGATGCCAGCTGGCGAGCCTTGTATATGAACGAACCCATTGAGCGCGAGGGTCTTGTATATGACGAGGATGAGCTTCGCAGATACTTCGATCTGCCGAGCACCGCTCCTGACGGCATTTTGGCTGTCTGCGATACCAAGGATAAGGGTACGGACTTCGCTGTGCTTCCCGTTGGCTACTGCTATGGTAATGACTACTATATCGAAGATGTGATCTGTGACAACGGTTTGCCTGATACGGTGGACGCTCGTCTCATTGGGATTCTGCTGAAAAACAAGGTGCATCAATGCCGTTTTGAGAGCAACAGCGCAGGTGGTCGTGTTGCCGAGAAGGTTCAGAAGGAAGTCAAGAAGCAGGGTGGTATCACCCACATCACCACCAAGTTCACCACCGCCAATAAGGAGACCAAGATCATCGTCAACAGCGCATGGGTGAAGGAACATTGCCTGTTCAGGGACAAGAGCCTGTATAAGAGATCGAGCGATTATGGCAGGTTCATGGATATGCTTTGCACCTACACCATGGCGGGTAAGAATAAGCACGATGACGTACCTGATGCCATGGCGATGTTTGCCGAGTTTATTCAGGGG